CACCCTTAGAGGGTGGACAAAGAGCTTCACGGAACACTGCATCATCCTAGGTCTCGTTAGCGTTCGCGCGGACCTAAACTATCAGCAGGGCATGGAGAGAATGTTCTCACGAAGCACACGCTTCGACTTCTATTGGCCTAGCTTTGCACACCTTGGGGAGCAGGCAGTCCTGAATAAGGAGATCTTCGCAGACGGCTCGGCAAATGACGACCTGGTGTTCGGCTACCAGGAACGCTACGCGGAATATCGCTACAAGCCGAGTAAAATTACGGGCAAAATGCGAAGCGCAGCAACTGGGCCTGGGGGCTCACTGGACACATGGCACCTGGCACAGGACTTCGCATCCCTGCCGCTGCTAAATGATGCGTTCATTCAAGATAATCCCCCGGTCGACCGCGTAATAGCGGTCACCACCGAACCGCACTTCCTGTTCGACGGCTTCTTTCAGTACAAGTGTGTAAGAGCAATGCCGACGTATGGAGTTCCCGGTATGGTGGACCACTTCTAATGTCCTTTGGACTAGAGGGGATCACAGGCGGAGCGTTCGCACTAGCGGCAGCAAGGCAGCAGCGTAATTTCATCAAGGAAATGCGCAGGACTGCGTATCAAACAACAATGGAGGACATGAGGAAGGCGGGTCTAAACCCGATCCTCGCTTATAGACAAGGTCCGACAACATCAGCGCAAGCACAACAAGCCATGACTCCAAAGATGGGCCTCGATATCGGGGCCATGGTGAAAGCGGGAGCGGCCAGGAGTCAGGCGGCATCCGCAGCGGGGATCCGCGCGGAGCAAATAAGGAGCGAAAAAATGCGGCAACTAATGCTGAAGGGCCAAGCAGCCCAAGGCTTTTCGGCAGCCAACCTCAACGATCGCAATGCGGAGATGATTACAACGGGGCTGCCGGCGGCGCACACGCAGAGGGAATTCGACGAGTCGGGACCAGGTCGATTCGCGATCAAAGCTCGCCGTGCTCTCCAAGGAGGGAGCGCGGTAATGAATGCGGCTTCCCGAGCGGGAACCGCAGCAATTCTAGGGAGGTAAAAAAATGGAAGGGCGATATCGCCTCAGACACGAGCGTACAAGACACACAACAAAGGTCGGCACAGAAAGCCGAACCAAGCAGTCGTTTAAAAAGGACTGCGATATCAACGAGATCATGAAGCGTCATAGTAAGACGGGTCTATGGGACCATCTCGCAAAGAGGGAGCCAACCTACGGCGACTTCTCCCATGCACAGGACCTGAAGTCCGCAATGGACCAGGTAATGGCCGCGCAGAGCGATTTCGACGCACTGCCGGCCGAGGTAAGAAACCTGTGCGACAACGATCCGGAGCGTCTGCTCCGGGCACTGGCTAGCCGAGAAGAAACCGCGGCGTTGTTCGACGCGGGACTGCCTATGGCAGAAAACTACGAGCCTTGGCGAGAGGACGACCAGGTCCAGGAAATGGACCAGGGCGAGGAATCACCAGAGGAAAAACCGAAGGAAAAAGCCCCCAGCATAGAGGGGGGCGAATAACCCCACTTATACAGCTACTCGATGTAATAAGTGGGACCGACACCCAAAGGGAGAGGTACCAAAAATGGCGTATGCAAGAAGGCGCAAGATGCGCAGAGGGAAGAGCAGGCGGAACTTCCGCCGCGGAGCTGCTTCACATAGGAAAAACACAACAGAGAGGCCCATGCGTGGCGGCTGGAGGCTTTAAGTACATGGCCTGCACCAGGCCGCTACACGGATTCGCGGCTCCCGGGGGTAAAATCTCTTTCAAGGATGAGACAAACTCCCGGGGGCACCGGACTCCCTCAATAATCGTCAAATGCGGGCAGTGCTTAGCCTGCCGCATGGAGAGAAAAAGAGGCTGGGCAATACGGGCCACACACGAGGCCCAAATGCATGAGGAAAATAGCTTCCTTACACTGACATACGACAAAGAGCACCTGCCGAGCGACGGCTCGGTTCAAGTGAAGGACTGGCAGGACTTCGCAAAAAGGGTGCGCAAAAATAAAGGCCCCTTTAGATTCTTCCACTGCGGCGAATACGGAGAAAAAAACGGCAGGCCACACTACCACGCGTGTGTGTTCGGCCATGACTTTCACGCCGATTGGAAGATGCATACGAAGAAGGGAGGGCACCCACTATGGACCTCGGAAGAGTTGTCCGAATTGTGGGGAAATGGCTTCTGCACAATTGGAAGCCTATCCTTCGACTCAGCGGCATACGTCGCTGGTTACTGCGTCAAGACGAAAACGGGGAAAGAGGCAAACGAATATCTCGAGCGAGTGAATTACGAGACCGGAGAAGTGACCGTCGTAAAAGCGGAGTACGCGACGATGAGCAGAAATAAGGGGCTAGGGTACACATGGTTCCAAGAGTTCAAAAGGGACGTGTACCCAGACGACTATGTCGTCGTGAAAGGACAAAAATTCAGACCACCGGCGTATTATGATACGCTCCTAGAAAAGGAGGACCCGGACCAATGGGCAATAATTCAAAAAAGAAGGCAGGACTTCGTACTGGCAAACGAGGACTATCAGAGTCCAAAAAGGCTGCAGGCAAAGGAAACAGTCCTAGCAGCAAAGTTGGGAAATCATTCGACCAGGCCCTTATAGAGGCGCTAGAGGTCGAGTTCCCATCAGTAAAAGATCACATCAGAGCAATGGTCTACCACATGGACCAAGTCCTATACAAGCTGGACATAGAGGAGTACAGAGAGAGAGTAAAAGTAACAGATAAACTATGGAATCAACAGCAAACAAATAACTAACAAAAAAATAATAATAAAGGACAAAGTAAAATGGAAAACCAACTACTCTTCTGCGTCTATGACAGCAAGGTGGAAGGGTATCTACCGCCATTCGTGGCGATAAACAGACCAGTTGCAATCAGGGTATTCGAAACAGCGTGTCTTCAAGAGGCATCCGACTTTTCGCAGCACTGCGAAGACTACTCGCTATTCGAGGTGGGACACTACGAGCCCGGAACGGGCAAGCTAGTGGCAGTAGCAGTGCCAAAACAGCTAATACAAGCGCAACAAATAATAAATAAACATCTAAGACAAGTGGAGGACCACGAAAGTGGCATATAGCAAACAGAGCAAGCATCGCGCGGTAAGAGGTCACAATGTAGACCGTCAAGCCAGGTTTGCGACGATCCCGAAAGTAACTAATCCAAGATCGGTGTTCGATCGGTCATGCGGGATCAAGACCACTTTCGACGCAGGGGAGTTAATCCCCATCTTCGTGGACGAAGCGTTACCGGGTGACACAATGAGCATGGAGCTATCCATGTTCGCCCGGATGGCAACTCCACTACACCCAATCATCGATAACATGCACCTCGACGTATTCTTCTTCGCGGTGCCACTCAGAATCATCTGGGATAACTTCGTTCGGATGATGGGTGAGCAAAAGAGTCCAGCGGACTCAACGGACTTCACAGTCCCAGTAGTCAACACTCCAGGGATTGACACAGGTGAGCTAGGCGATTACCTGGGAATTCCAATCAACAAGGTGTTGACATATTCAGCCCTATTCGGCAGAGCCTACGGAAAAATTTGGGATGAATGGTTTCGGGACGAAAACCTCCAGGATGCGTTCGAGGGCGATACAGGCGATGGGCCTGACGCCGACAACGCATACGTCATCGTACATAGAGGCAAGCGGCACGACTATTTCACGTCCTGCTTGCCATTTCCTCAAAAAGGAACGGCAGTAGAACTGCCGATCGGTGCAAGTGCACCGGTAGTGAGCACAGGGAGCCAGCCAAGCTTTAAGCAAATCGGCGGTACCCTGGTCGGCGGCTTCGAGGGCGGGCTCGCGGTAACGCGGCTCGATCCGGTAATCGAAGGCGGCTTCGTAGACCTAGCGTTCGTAGCAACGGGTCTCGAGACAGACCTATCAAGCGCAACGGCATCAACAATAAATCAAATCAGAGAAGCGTTCCAAATACAGAAACTATTCGAGCGGGACGCGAGAGGGGGAACGCGCTACACCGAAGTAATCAGAGCACACTTCGGAGTGACATCACCAGATAGCAGACTGCAACGGCCGGAATATCTAGGCGGGGGAACCAGTAAAATCATCGTGAACGTGGTGCCGCAAACATCATCAACGGATGCAACAGGAGCCCACGGAGATACCGGGGCGTACGTAACGGCAGCAAACACCCTTAGAGGGTGGACAAAGAGCTTCACGGAACACTGCATCATCCTAGGTCTCGTTAGCGTTCGCGCGGACCTAAACTATCAGCAGGGCATGGAGAGAATGTTCTCACGAAGCACACGCTTCGACTTCTATTGGCCTAGCTT